GCGGCGGCTGGCGGCCGCCGCAGCCTCCTCCCACGCCCCCGGCTCGGCGAGCAGACGGCGGATCGCCTTCTCCCAGGCGTCCGGGTCCGCCCGGTCCAGCAGGGTTCCGGCACCGCCCAGGCACTCGCTCAGGCCCGGGGTGGGATGGGCCAGGACGGGGATGCCGCTGGCGCAGGCCTCCGCGGCGACCCGCCCCCACGACTCGTACTCCGAGGGGGCGAGCAGGATGCGGGTGCGGGCGTACACCCGGTCGCGCATCCCGGAGCCCGGGATGTGCGCGAGGACCTGGACGTTGGGCAGCTCCTCGACGATCTGGTCGCCGTACGAGCCGCGCACGCCGAGAAACTGCACGTCCGGCATCCGGCGGGCGAGTTCCCAGAACAGGGCGCCGCCCTTGTTGTCGTTGAGGTTGATCAGCGTCACCCGGTCGCCGGGAGTGGTGCGGTAGTCCTCGGCGAAGACCGGCGGCCGCACCACCAGCGTGCGCTGCGGCGCCTCCAGGGCGCCGTCGGCGTAGAACGCCTCGGCCTCCAACCGCATCCACTGGCTGTTGTAGATGGCCAGGTCGACGCCGGAGGCTTCCTCGAAGGTCTGCCCGAGCGTGTTGTGGCAGATGCTGACGACGGGTACCCCGCCCCGGCGGCCGGCCTCCTTGGCGAACGGCACGCCCTCGAGGTGCGAGAGCACCACGTCGGCGACCGCGCCGAGCGCGCCAGCCGTTCGAGCAGCAGCGTTCATCGGCCACACCTGCACGCCCTGCAGGGCGTACCGGCCCCAGAACGACGACGACCGGAACAGGTGGACGCGCACATCGTGACCGCGTGCCGCCAGGGCTCGCAGCATGCTGTGCGTCATCCACTCCGCGCCGGCGTTGTGGTCGGGCGGGTAGCCGTGCAGCCGTGCCACCACCGTCAGCCGCCTCACCGCGGTGCCCCCGGATCCCCGGGCACGCCCCACGGGATCGGCTCGCCCGAACCGGCCACGGGAGCGTAGAAGGTGTCGTCGACACGGTAGGGCCGCTGGATCTCGACGGACTGCAGGCCCCCTGATCCGGACACCTGCCGCAGGAGGTCGATCTCCTCCTGCGTCAGGCCGACACCGGACGGGAGGCTGGCGGGCAGCTGGTACTGGTAGCTGCCTTCCATCTCCATCCGGTAGCCCTCGGGATTGCGGACCTTGCGCTCGGTCGCGGCCAGCGTGATGGCGACCGCGATGTCCGGTGCTGTGCCCGGGTCCGGCCAGGGCAGGCCGTAGGTGCGTACGAGCGCGGAGGCGTCCGAGAGGTACGCCTCCGCCTGCGTGCGGTCGTTGCCCTGCAGGGTCAGCTTGAGACGCGTCTCCAGGTCCTCTACCGACGCCAGCGGCGGACGTGCCACTCAGATCGCCTCCTCTCCCGCTCAGGAGCCGGAGCTGGAACCGGCGAGCTGGAGCTTGACCGCGCGCACCAGCTCCAGGTTCTCCGGGTCGTCGGCCGCCGCGGTGTTGTCCCGCACGACCGCCGTGCCGACGAAGGTGTTGAGCACCGACCGGTCGCGCAGCCGCATCGGGTCGTAGTCGCGGATCCACCGCATCGCCACCCCGGAGTCCGACAGCGACTGGCCGAAGGCCACACCGGCCGGGATCATCGGCGCGCGCATCGCGAAGATGAACGCCGAGCGGACGAACGCGTACGCGGCGCCCGGGTCGATGGCGTTGGAGCCGACGACGGTGAAGCCGGCGTAGCGGCCGATGGTGGCCTCGCGCAGCGCGCCCTCGCTGCCGGACTCGTCGAACCGCTTGAGCAGCTCGGAGTTGAGCATGGCCGCCTCGACGTCCGCGCCGACCAGCAGCACGCGCCCGTCGCGCGGCACCTCGGCCTTGTTCAGCGCCGTACGGGCGGCGACCGCGGCACGGAACGGGTCGTTCTCGTCGATGGTGATCGTGGTCGCGTAGGTGGCGCCCTCGATCGTGGTGACCAGGAGGTCCTCCACCGCACGCGCGATGGCGTAGGTCTGCGGGGAGAGGACCTGGGTGCCGAAGTCCTTGATGTCGAGGGTGAGTTCCTCGTCGGTCACCGCCACGGCCGAGTAGATGTCGTGGTTGAGACTGACGTCGATCTTCGACTCGGACAGCTCGTCGAGGACGATCTCGGACGAGCGGTTGTTGCGCCACCCGTACTCGCGAGCGGTCAGCCGCCCGGGCACGCGGATGGAGACGGTGTCGTCCTTGGCGCCGGAGAAGTCGCTGATCGCGTCGTTCCACACGAGCTGCGGCAGCACGATCTCGCGCTGCAGCAGCCCCAGTGCGGTCGCCGCGATGACTTCCGGCTTGAGGAATGCGTTCGCCATGGTTCAGCCCCTCCTCGGGGTCTGGCGCCCCGGGGAGGGGCTGATGGTCAGTGGAAGCGCGGGATCTGAGCCGCGAGCTTCTTCGGGTCGGTCTCGACCGGGACCTCGGTCGGGTCCAGGCCGCCGCGCCCCAGGCCGCCGCCCGGGCCGCCGAAGGCGGCGCCGAGGATCTTGGCGTCAGCTTCGATCTCCTCGGCGGTCTCGCCGCGCAGCCGGTCGAAGTGGGCCTCGGGAATGCCGTACTTGTAGCCGGCCTTCACGCGGGCGACCTCGAGGGCGGAGGCGGACTCGACGAGGGCGATCGCCGCCTGTGATTCGGCCGGATCGACGCGGTCCTGCAGCTGCTGGCGCAGCTTTTCGTTCTCGGTCCTCAGCCGGCGGGCCTCCTGGTTGGCCTTCCGCTTGGCCTCCTTGCCCTTGACCGGGTCGGACCAGTCGACGTCGTCGTCCGCCTCCGGGGCGGGCGCAGGGTCGGCGGCCGGTGCCGGAGCTGGTGCGGGCGGCGGCGTGGGGGCCGGTGCGGGATCAGGGGCCGGGGCTGGGGCCGGGGGATCCGCCGGGGCGGGAGGCGCCGGCGGGGCGGGTTCGGGAGCCGGTGCCGGTGCGGGCGGGTCACTGGGGGGATCCGCGGGCACGGGAGCGGGCTCGATGACGGGCTGGGTCATGGGGATGCGCCTCCAGGGCAGCAGAACGGCGGCCGCCTCCAGGGCAGGCCGGAAAACGAAGGGGTGTTACCTCACGGAGACGCCGCGGGCCTGAGCCCGCCGCCTCCGAGCTTCGATGGCCGCGCGGAACGCCCGGCGGGCTTCCGCACCGCCCAGGCCTCGCGTGGCTTCCTCCCACAACTCGCGGAACGCCTGGCTGTCTTCGGGCAGCCAGTCCTCGCGCGAGTAGACGGGGATGATCGTGCAGTGGCAGTTGTCGTGGAACCGCTGGATACCGCGGCCCACCTCCCAGGTGAGGAGCTGCTCCGGTGTCCACGACTCCCACCCGGCCGGCCGGTCGACGGCCCCCGGCCTGCTGGCCTGTCCACGAAAGGACGCGGACCACTCGGAGCGGTAGACGGCACCGCGGCTGGCGAGCATGGCGCAGAAGTCGCACGGGTTGGGGGCGGTGATGCGTGCCCAGCCGATGACCGCCCGGTCCGCGCGGGCCATTCCCTCCAGGAGGTCACGGCCGCCCATCAGCGCGTCCCGGTCGGCGGCGGAGGCCGCAGTGGCGCCGGCGTCGCGCATCACCTGGTCGAGGTCGGCGAGGAAGTCAGCGTCGTCCAGGCGGCCCCGACCGTCGGCGGTCTGCGTCTGCGTCTGCGTTTGCTGCAGCTGGATCAGGCCGCGCTCGGCGCGGACCGGCCCCGTCACGACCAGGGACACCGTGGCGCGGCGCTCCTCGGCTTCCTCGTCCGGCTGGGCCTCGTCCCAGTCGAAGTCGTCGTCCACCGTGATGGTCGCAGCGTCGTCCGGCTCGTGCGGCTGCACGGTCCCGGAGGCGGCCGCGAAGTCGTCACGCAGCTGCCGCAGGCTGACGGTGGGCTGGCTGACCTGGGGCTGCCCGTCCGGGTACGGCGGCAGCGTGCGGCCGATCCTCAGCGCCCGCAGCAGCCGCCCGTACGCGGCGGACAGCCGCCTCGAGCGGCCACGGTAGCCGCGCTGCGCCGCCAGTGTCCGGCTCAGCCAGCTGCCGGATGTCTCGGGCAGGTTGGTCGGCGAGACCTGCCGCCAGCCGTCCGCGGCCGCCCGGGCCGCCTCCGCGGCGAGCCGCGCCTGGGCCAGGCGGTGCTGCTCGGTCAGCCGCGCCCCGTCGTCAGCCACGGGGCTCAGCCGCCCGCATCAGCGAATCGGCGAGCGCACGCGAGGAGTCCTCGCTCGCGGACAGCTCCGGCCAGGACGCGCGGTCGGTGTCGGTGAACCCCGGCAGTTTCGTCCACACGGCCTGCTTGGGCACGCCGAGCATCTGAACGGCCTTGCCGAGTGCGTCCACGGTCTGCGACAGCGACCTCGACTCCGTGTCGGCCCACCGGACCTGGGAGGAGTAGTCGCCGGCCGCCTCCTCGTGCCCCATGATCTTGGCGCACAGTCGCATGTCGGACTCCCACGATTCGCCGAAGCCCCGCTTGAACTCGGCGACCATCCGCATCAGGGTCGTCTCGGCGGCCGCGAGCGCCTCCGCCGACAGGTTGACCATGTCGCCCAGCAGGTAGTGCGGCGGTACCTGGGAGACCACCGCGAGGTGACGGACCGACATGCCGATCGAGTCGATGTACCCGTTCAGCGGAGTCTCGTCCAGGGCCCCGAACTTGGTGTCCTTGTCCGGCGCCATCAGCAGCCGCGACGCATCTGCCGTGATCGGCTTCGGGATCGGGTTGCCGTCCGCGTCCAGCAGCGGCTCACCGGTCTCGGGGTCCCGCTTCAGCGGCGGGGTCATCCCGGAGATCGTGCGGACCTTGAAAGACCCGTACGTCTGCGCGATCAGCAGGTCGAACACGCTCTGGTTGATGCGGTCCTGCAGCGGGATCAGCGGCGCCACCACACCGGTCGTACGCCCCTCCAGGTCGACCTGCGCCGCGAACCTGCGCACCGGGCACACGCCCAGGCCGTGCGCCCGCCTGGCGCCGAGCGTCACCTTCTCCTCATCGGCAACCGCCTCGTACACGTGGGCATCGTCGTAGAAGCGGCCCTTGACCGTGCCGTCGGAGCCGGGCAGCTTCGGCATCTCCAGCGCGTACAGCGGCCACTCGTCAGACGCCGGGTCCTCGTACGCGGCCCACATGTTCCGCGCGGACAGCGCCCGGATCACCGGCCGCTTCGAGTCCTTCGCGTGCGGCAGCGTCACCGTGAACGCGTGCCCGTAGGTGATGGCCGCCCGGTACACGGCCGCCTGCCGGGCGTCCAGCCCGTTGGCCTGCCACGCCTGCCACTCGGGCGCGTCCTCGTCCGACCCCTGGCGCTGGTAGCCCTCCACCGACAGGGACTGCGCCGGCGCCGCCACCACCATCGGCAGGAAGTTGGAGATCGCCCGCTGCGTGAGGATCCGGTACTCCTGCGATGCGTTGCGCGGCGTGTACGGGCCGGCGTGCTTGCCGCGTACGTAGTTGTCGATCAGGTCCAGCAGCTTGCGGTCGGCCTTGAGGCCGTCCAGGCACTGCTGGGCCCGCTTGACGGTGTCCGCCGCCGGGACGGCAGGGGTCGTCACATCTGCCCCTTTCACAGGAAGTAGACGACGCCGGAGCGCTCGACCTGGGCGCCCTTGGCGAGCGCGTCCAGGCGGCACTGCCAGGCGAGGATCGACGCCACGGCGGCGTCGATCTTCCGGCTGCTGTCCGGGTGCGCCTTGGCGATCTGGATGCCCGACCGCGACTCGCGGCGCCGGGCGTTGAGGACGTGCCGCATCAGCGCGGACGACCCGTCGTGCGTCAGCTCCTGGTCGGTGACCGCGTCGTGGAAGGAGCGCGTCGCCCGCACGATCTGCAGGGCCCGCCCGCCGGTCATCCACCACTCGATGGGATGCGCCAGCGACGACTTCACCAGCAGCTGCGGGCCGTACTTTGCCTCCCACGCCGCGATGTGGCTCTCCCACTTCGCCGGGTCGGCGTACATGCCGATCACCTTGAAGCGGCGGAAGGCCTCATCCACCTCCGCCAGGACCTCACCAACCGGCACCTGCCACAGATCCCCGCCCGGGCCCTCCGGCTGCTCCCACACCCGCAGCTGGAACAGATGCCCATCCGAGACGCGGCAGCCCATCAGGGCAGTCGCGTCCGTGACGCCACGGTTGCGGCGCCGCGATCCGTCGAAGCCGAGGACGATCACGTCCCGGTCGGCGACGACCGTGCCCGGCGCCGAGCAGGCCGCCCATTCCGGCTGCGACAGCCAGGAGTCGGAGGCGTGCGTGATCTGGTTCAGGAAGTCGGCGCGCGCGACCTGGACGTCCGTGGACGGGTCCCAGATCGTCGCGACGAGAGTGTCCAGGTCGACGTGCCCGCCGTTGCGGTCGGCGGAGTCGCCGTACGTGTACGCCAGCCCCGACAGCAGCGAGACCCGGTCCTCGAGGTCGGTCTCCGGCGGTGCTTCGCGGTGGTCGTAGTAGAGGCCGTCGTCGCGGGCCTTGCCCTCGCGGATCTTCGCCCAGAACTGCGCCGACTCCTCGGCGACGCTGCCCTCGCCGGGGATGAACGCGTTGGGGGACTCGATCGTCGTCCCGCCGACCTTCGCCGCGTTGATCCTCATCGTCTGCGCGAGCCGCGGGCCGCCGTTGGACTTCACCCACTCCTCGGTCTGGTCCAGGACCGCGAACACCGGCTTGTTGCCCTTCACCGTCCGTGCCGAGGACGTGATCGGCTCGATGCGGCCGCGCGGCAGGTTCACGAACGTGTCCAGCGGCTCCAGCCCCGGATAGGCGTCCAGGACCGGCCCGTCGAGCATCTCCAGCAGCGGCACCCAGGTGTTCTTCGTCTGGGTCTCGGAGACCGCTGCGATCTGCACCAACGGTGTCCGTACCTCCGACCAGGGCTTGCCGACGGGCTGCCCGTCAGCGTCCCAGCCGTCCGGCACCACCGGCCCCAGCGCCTCCACGATCGCCAGCGCCGCGAGGAAGGGGCTCTTGCCCCAGCCGCGCGGCCGGCTGATGACCCCGCGCCGGAACCGCCGCTTGCCCGTACGGGGGTTGATCTCGTAGTAGCGGAGGACGAAGTCCTCCTGCTCGGGGTACAGCACGAACGGCTCGTACTCGCCGCGGTCCGGGGCCGCCAGGAAATCCGTGATCCAGTCGATGACCTCGAAACCCAGCGTGGGGACCGCTCCGGGCTCCGGCGGCTTCCACGGCATCTCAGCCCCCCGACTCCTCCTCAGGGGGAGGCAGCGCCCGCAGCACGCCTCGCCTCTCCCGGGCGGACCGGCCGCCGTCGGGCCGCTTGCTGTCCGCCTCGTCGGCCTGCGCGAACTGCATGCGCAGCCGGGCCCTGTCCTCCGGCGTGGCCCCGAACTTCGCCACCCGAAGCCGCAGTTCGGCGGCCGCGGACATCTCGCCCGACCACAGCCGGGCGTGGACCACGGCGGTGTCGAGGAGGAAGTCCCAGTCCGTGGAGGAGAAGTGCTCGGCCTGCGGGGACGCCTTCCACATCTCCCACCAGTCCAGCGTCCGCGCCGGCCAGGTGTGCTCGACGAGTTCGCCGTCCTTCATCACCGACAGCGTCGGCAGTTCGGGAGGCTCGGCCTGCTCGAACCGGAGGATGGTCTGCGGAACGGTGTCCTTGTTCGCCCGGGCCCGTCGCCCGGGCTGCTTCGGCTGGGGGCCTCGGCCGGCCATCGGCCCACCCCCCTCGGCTTACAGGAGCGTCGCGAGGACCTCGTCCAGATCGGCCAGGTCGGCCGGGGCGCTCTGCCACTTCCTCCCGGTCATCGCGATGTACCGGGCATCGGCGTACACCTCCAGGCCGGTGCCGTCGGCGTACGACCAGCGCCGACCCCGGCCCGGAAGGGAGCCCTTGCCGAACACGTGCAGGCCGCGGCCGGACCGGGAGATCTCGATGTACGTGGCGGGCACCATCTGCAGGAGGTCGGCTGCCCAGTCGACGAGGGTGCCGTCCTCGCGGATCACTCGGTCCAGGTCCAGGCAGATGACGCTGTCCTGCTTGGCGAGCACGTACCCGGCTCCGACGCCGATCCGTGAGCGGTGGACCCGGCGGAAGTCGGACCAGGTGGACGGGTCGGTGCTGCTGGCGGGCTTGCCGTGGGTGGTGAGCGGCACCTTGCGGGCCGAGTAGCGCACCCAGCGGGCCTTCGTCGTCATCTCGCGTGGCATGCCGCCGGTCTCCGCCGCACGCCGCTCGCGGTACGCGGCCTGCCGGCACGCCGAGGAGCAGAACCGTGCGTCCGACCGGGCCAGCTTCGGCAGCCGGCCGGTGCAGTGCTGGCACTGCGGGCTGCGGATGGCGGTGCGTGACGACATGCCCTGATGCTAGCGGTTCGGTGTTACGGCTACAACCGTTTCACCAGCACATACGTGCATGCATGGCTATGCAGCCAGAGGCGCCCGGCGGGCACGGCGGGTGATCGGCCCTGGTCGGAGGGGGAGGCTGAACCGCCCAGACCCGTAGCCGGAGCCAGCGCCTATACGCTTGCGGTCGGGATCGGAATGATCATGGGGTATCCCCCCAGGTCAGACCGGTGATCATGATCCGATCGGTGCATGAGTATGCACTCACAGCAGCCCGGGATGACGCTCGGCCGGCCTCGCCCGCCGCTCACGAGGGCTCCGGCGGCGCGCGGCCGCGGACTCCTGAGCTGTCTTGCGCTGGTGGTGCCAGCGACACAACGTCTGCAGGTTCGCATCGCTGTGGTCATGAGGATCACCGATGTGGTCGACCTCCAGCCCGGTGGTCGCCGGGCACCGGCCGCCGGCCTCCAGGGCACGCACGCACTGGTGACCGTCGCGCGCCAGGATCCGGGGCCGCACCACACTGTCCCAGTCGGCGGGCAGCTCGGCTCTGCGGTTGCTCGTCGACCAAGGCATCAGCCACCGCCCTCCTGCTTGGCGTGGGTGGCGGGGTAGATGCCGGTGGCCCGCTTGTGGAGGAGGTTGCAGTAGCCCTCGGCCTTGCCCGGCATGTGCTTGGACAGCTGGGTGACACAGCGGTCGAAGTCGCCGGGCGTGCCCCAGCGGATCTTCGTGCCGCCGGGTCCGGTGGTCCAGTACTCGCGCAGCTGCTCGGCGTTGCCGTCGCCGGGCTTGTCGGCGCTCATCGTCGGCTCCACCACCAGACGCCGAGGGTGTCGCCGTAGTAGGCCTCCAGCGTGCCGCCGAGGCTGGCGAGGACCTGGTCCATGTCGTCCTGGTCCCACTGGTGGAGGTGGGCCTCGTGCGGGTTGCCGTCGACTTCGCCCTGCTGGCTGTCGACGATGGGGACGCTGACGAGGATGTTCCAGGCCCCGGCGTTGTGGATGCGCTGCAGGAGGTCGATGGCGTCCTGGCGTGGCATGTGCTCGAGGACGTCGCCGGCGATGACGAGGTCGCGGTGGAAGAGGTGGGGGGCGGACTCGCGGGCGTCCTCGACGTGGATCTCGTCGTACATGCTGCGGGTCTTGGTGGACTTGAGCTTGTACTTGGCGATGTAGGGCTTGTGGATCTCGATGGCGGTCCACCAGATGCCGCGGTGTTCGGGGCGGAAGAGGCGGGCGTAGGTGCCTTCGCCGGGGCCGATGTCGGTGATGGTGTTGGGCTGGTGGCGGGTGAAGCGGGTGAGGGACCAGTCCTTGCCCTCGGTGTCGCTGGTGGGCATCGGTGACCTCCGGCGGGGGTGGGTGGCGGGCACCCGCCCGGCGCGTCTACCGCGGCCCCACGCGGCTGCGGGAGACCTCCTGAGATCTCGTGCGCGGCGGGCGGGTGCCGAGGCATCGAAAAGGCCCCCGGGTTCAGGTCTCGGGGGCCGTGATCAATGCCTGTATGTGGGTCCGGTTTCGGACATGGGTGTGCGTGGAGATCGTTACACCCGCCTGACCTGCGCGTCAAGCGACATGGTGTTACGGCTGCGTCAGGGCGGGGGTGTTGGAGCGTTGCATGCGGGTGGCGTGGAGGTCGGTGACCTCGGCGACGTCGAACTGGGGTCGTCGGGGGCTGCCTCCGACGCGGTGGAGTTGGCCGCGGTGGACCAGGAGGCGGAGGTTCTCTCGGGTGATGCCGAGGAGCATGGCGGTCTGTTCGGCGGTGAGGCGCCCCTGGCGTGGCTGGTAGGACTCCATGAGGCCCATGGTGCCGTACGTGCGTTCGGGGTGCGGGTGGGTGGTGGTGTGTCAGCAGGCGTCCCAGCGCCAGGTTCCGTTCTCCCGTGACCAGGGCTGTGCTTCGCGTTCGAACTGGGGGACGCCTACGCCGTAGGAGACGCGGGCGAGGTCTCCGCTGATCTGGTCGACCTTGATGTTCTTGATCTCCAGCGAGCCGTAGTCGTTGTGGCCCTGCTTGGACATCGCCTGGAACTGAGCTGCGGTCATCTCCTTCTTGCAGCGTTGGGAGACCAGGGCGTAGCCGGCCTGGCCGTTGCCACCGAACAGGGCCTTGGTGTAGGTGCGGACGCTCTTTTCGAGTTCAGCGGTGTCGTCGCTCTTGCCCGCATCCGCTTGGCCGTTGGTGGGGGTCTGCTCCTTCTTGCTGTCGTCGCTCGTGTCGGATCCGCTCGAGCAGCCGGTGAGGGCGAGGAGCGCGATGGCGGTCAGGGCGGTGGTGCGGGTGCGCATGGTTCCCCCGTTGGTGTGGTGAGGGTCCGGATCGTAGCGGTACGCCCGGTGTGCGCGGGCCGGAACGGGAACGGCCTTGACTCGCACGGAGCGTGAGTGTCCTGATGCTGCGTACGCGAGTGCGAGCACGTCCGAATCATCGAAGGAGAGCTGTGGACTATGGCGACCTGGCCACGTGGGTGGGCGTTGGGTGTGCGGCTGTCGCGGCCGCTGCCACGGTGAAAACGCTGCTCAGTCAGCAGCAGCAGATCGGGGAGCAGCGCGAGTTCATCGGTGAACAGCGGGCGTTCATGGCCGAGCAGTCCTCCACGTTGGCTCTGGAACGCGCGGAGCTGCGGGCGGTGGCGGAGGACCGGAAGTGGGCTCAGGCCCGGCAGGTCCGGATGCATCAGAAGAAGCTCGGTGCTCGCCTGAACACGGAAGGGTCGGGGCTGACGCCCAATGATCACTGGGCAGTCACTGTGCAGAATGGCAGTGATGCCCCTGTGCATCAGCTGGAAGTGCGCTTCGGGACCTCCAATTTGGCTGCTGAGGTGCACGAGTGGCCGGCGTTCGCCCCCGACCAGCATCGGGCTGAGCCTGGCGATCGGCTGGTGGCGCCGGTGTTCCTGCTAGGCCCCCACAGGGCGCTGCGTTTCGTGTCGCAGACGTGGCAGGCCGCGACCCTGCACAACAATCCGCCGGCGCTGTCCTTTACGGATGACAACGGCATCCGGTGGTCGCTGGACTCGAAGGGGAAGCTCGACGAGATCCCGCTGGCGCCGCAGGCGTAGCAGGGCGCATCGCGTTGCAGCAGGGCGGCGGTGTCGCGTTCACGTCGTACCGGCCGGTCCTGGGGCCCGGGGCCAGTTGTCGGGGCCGCCACCGCGCCATTCGATCAAGCCGGTGGTGCGGGCGTCGGTGTCGTCCCAGTCGTCGAGGCCTGCTCGGCGCATGAACTCGACGAGGTCGGCGAGGCTATAGGCGCGGCCGAGGATTTCGCCGGCGGCGCGGACGCGGCGGCCGCCGTCCTCGTCGGGCGGGTACACGACGACCGGCGTTGCGTCCATCCGTCCAGGATGGTCCGGGTGGCTCCTGGGCGCACCCTGGCGGCGTAAGCAGACATGCCGACGCCCCGGCGTCCAGGTGGGCGACGGGGCGCTGAGGTGCGTCTTCAGCTCTTGGGCGTCTCGCTGCCGTGGTAGATGAGCGAGTACGCCTCGGCGAGAGTCTTCAGCACCGTGATGCGGATGTGCTGCGAGTCGTGCGGGTCGATCTTCTGCACCTCGTCAGTGATCGCGTCGAGGAGAGCGTCCCTCGTCGCCTTCCGCTTGTCGGACTGGTTGTCGACTGCGCTACTCATCATGCTCCGTTCCTGGTCGTAGTGGTGCTTGTGTGGACGTGTGGGGCGCAGCGGACGGTTCCTTGTCGATGCGTCAGCCCTGCTCGTGGTCTGGCACGGCCGAGGTAGACGGCCGGTAGATGAGCCGGTAGATGGCGGTAGACGGACCGGTAGACGTGCAGGTCAGGCGGCGGTAGACGCGCTGGGAGACGTCTCCTGGGCGGCGGCCGGGGAAGGGGCTTCGAGATCCCTCCGGCGCACCCCCCACGTCGGCACCCCGCCCACCTTCACGCCGCGGTCGGCGGGCACCCCGAGGCGGGCCAGATGCGCGCGCAGATCGGCCACCTTCCGGCCCTCCCACTGGCCGTGTTCCTGGAGGTGGGCGAGGACGGTGCGGAGGTGCACGCCGCTGCCGGTCCCCATGAGGTCGAGGAGGAGCGTCCGTACGGCCTCCACGTCGGGGGCGGCCGGGGCTTCCTCGGGCTCCTCCTCCGCGGCCTCGGCGGCGGCCTTGCCCGCGCGCCAGGCGGCGACGGTCCACCAGCCGGTGAGCAGCCACATGAGGGAGGGCAGGACGCGGACGAGGCGGGCCAGGAGGTACACGCCGAGGGCGAGGAGGGCCAGGCGGACGATGATGCCGAGGGCGGCGCGCCATCCGGTGAGGTCGTGGCGGCGGCCGCGGGCGCACCAGGCGGCGGCGCGGGCGGCGAGGCGGCGGGTGTGGAGGCGGGAGCCGGTGGTGAGCCGGTCGGCGGCGCGGGAGAGGCGGGTCACAGGATGCCCGTGCCGTCGAAGAGGGCGCGGACGCCGTCGCCGGTGGCGTTGAGGGCGGTGGGGAGCCAGGCGAGGGCACCGGCCATGCCTGCGGTGAGGCAGAGGGTGCTGCCGACGTAGGCGCCGCCGAGGATGCGGCGCTTGTCCTTCTTGCCCGCGGCCTTGTAGGTGAGGACGACGAGGGTGACGGCGATGACGACGACGAACGCGCCGGTCGCGCCCAGACCGACGAGCTGCCCGGAGGTGAGTCCGGAGGAGGCGTCTGCGCCGGTGAGGACCTGCCCGGTCCGTTCGCCGGCGCCGTTGCCGACGGTGCCGGAGCGGGAGTGGAGCCAGCCGAGGATGCCGCCGGGGCAGGCCGCGGCGCAGGCGGCCGCGGCGAAGCCCTTGCCGAACGAGGAGAGTTGCTTCATCTCTCTGTTCCCGGTCCACCAGGGGTAGAGGTTGCAGGTCAGGATGATGACGGCGAACAGCAGTCCGCCGAGGGTGAGTGTGCTGGTGGCGGTCACAGGTGTACTCCGGTGAGTGCGGTGATCGGGTCGTACCAGTGCAGGACGCCGAGGGCGCCGAGGCTGGCGGTGACGAGGAGGAAGCGGGGGATCCACCGGCCGCTGTAGCGGTCGAGGGCCCAGGCCGCGGTGAGGGCGACGGCGGCGATGACGTAGGCGGCGGCGATGCCGGCCTCGGTGCGGGCCTGGTGGACGGTGTGGGACCACACGCCGACGGGGCTCTGCCCGGCGGCCCAGGGCAGGAGGGCGGCGAGGATCGCGGAGATCATGCGCCAGGTGACCAGCCAGTCCCACAGGCGCGCCCACAGGCCGGGGGCCGGGTCCGGCTCGGGCTCGGCGGGGGCGACCATGTCGACGGTGACGCGGACCTCGATCGGGCCCGACGGGGGCGGGGGCGGCGGCCAGGGTGTGGCCGGCGGGATGACGGTGGGTGGTGGGGGCGGGGGTGTGCGCCAGGGCGGGTCTTCGCCGGGGTGCGGCGGCCGGGCGGGCAGCGGGGCGCCGGCGGGGATGATGCGGGTCGGGAGGATCGGCTGGTCGGTCATGGGAGTCCTCTGGGGAGCGTCATGGAGGTGGCCGAGCGGGCGGGCGCCGAGCCGGGCCAGGAGGTAGCGCGCACGCCGCTCGTCGGGGCCCGGCTCACGGCTCACGGGTAGAACCCGGTCCCCTCGTCGACCCGGGCGCGTGCGTCCTTGAGCCGTCGGCCGGCGGTGGCCGGGCTCACGCCCAGGAGCTGAGCCGCAGTGGTCTTGGTGAGCCGGTCGCCGTTCCTGAGCCGAGAGGCGAGCGCCGTGATCTGCTGGTCGATCTCGTCGGTCCCGGCCGCGCGCGGCTCACCGGACGGCTCAGGAGCGGGCTCACCGATGGGCTCAGGCTCACGGGCGGGCTCACCGGGCGGCTCACGGCTCGGCTCAGGGCTCACCGGGCGGCTCACCAGCCCAGACGGCTGCGGCTCACGCGGGGACGCGGGCTCGGTGGTGTGAGCCGGTCCGAGTGCTGTACGGCGAGCGGCGGCCTGGATGACGAGCCATGCGGCGTCGGCCTCGGCCTGGTCGCGTACGGCTGTGGGGGCGGTGGCCGGGGCGGGCTGGCGGGGCGGATCGGCCGGCGCCGAGACGGGCTCACGGTCGTCCTGGGCGAACGCGCGCAGCACTGCGAGGACCGGCTCCCCCGCGGCGGGGCTGTCCGTACGGGGCGGGCCGGGGGTGGGCTCACGATCCGGCTCAGGGCTCGGCTCACCGGGCTCCGGGTGAGCCGAGGCGTCGGCGGCCGGGGTTGAGAGGGTGATCTCGATGGCGGCCGCGGCGTGCTCACCGAAGGACTGCCCGGGCTCGACTCGCGGGCCCGGCTCACCGTTCGGCTCACTGCTCGGCTCGTGAGCCGGGGCGTCCGGCTCACGGCTCACGGACGCCGGGCTCACCGGCTCACCGCCCGGCTCACGGCTCACCGGGGGCAGCGCGGGCACGGCCGGGGCTGAGCCGGGCCCGGCGACAGCGGCCCGTCCGGCCGGGCCGTGAGCCGGAGCGCCGAGGGGTACGGGCTCGATGTCGAGGACGCCGTGGACCGGGGCCAGGGCCCGGCCGTAGCGGGTGAGCCGCAGCGCCAGGACTGCGGTCACCGGGGCCTTGGTCCGCCAGCGCCGGCCGTAGCGGGAGCGCAGCCGGGCCCGCTCGACGAGCCGGGACTGTTCCAGCTGGATCACCTGGTCGTAGGAGCGCAGCTCCCACAGCTTCATGCGGCGCCACAGCCGGAACGTGCTGACGGGGTCGAGGAGCCAGCGGACGAGGCGGACGGAGTCCATGTCGCGGCCGGCGGTGATGTCCGCGGTGCGGCCGATCGCGTGCCGGGCCGCCTCGACGACGACGACGAACAGGATCGGGATCGTGGCGTGCATGCCGGTGCCGACGGGGTCGGGCCAGGCGGCCGCGCCGTTGAACGCGATCGTGGCGGCGGTGAGGAGCCAGGCGGTCTGGCGGAGGAGGGGGAAGGGGATGCGGATCCAGGTGAGGAGGAGGTCGAGGGCGAGGAGGACGAGGATTCCGGCGTCGATGCCGATGGGGAAGGCGTGTGCGAAGTCGCCGAAGCCCTTGGCCTGGGCGAGTCTGCGTACGGCGGCGTAGGAGCCGACGAAGCCGATCGCGGCGATCGCGGCGGCTCCGGCGGCGACGGCGAGGACCAGCCTGCGCTGCAGGCGCGTGAGTTGGGGGCGGTCGCCGGTGGGCGTCGTCACGGTGCTCCTCCGGAGCAGAGGCCGCGCTCGGGCGGGGGGAATGGTCGCCCGGGCGCGGCGGTCTCGGTGGGGTTATCGGGCGGCGCGGTACCAGCGGCCCTTGCGGTCCTGCTGGCGGTCGCGGGTCTCCCATGCCTCGCCCTGGGCGGCGGCCTGGCGGGCGCCGCTGGTCTTGGCTCGGCGGAAACGGCCCGGGTCGCCGGTGACGGTGGTGCCGGCGGCTGGGTAGGCGCGGGAGGTCTGGGCGCGGCGGCCGAAGAGGCTCATCGGCGGTAACCACCCGGGAGGACTCCCTGGCGTACACCGGTGCCGCCCTGCTTCTGCTTCGCGCGGGCGGCGGCCTGTGCGGCGGCGAGGTCGGCGGCGGCGCGGGCGTGGAGCTGCGCGGCGGTGGCGTTCGCGTCGTTGACGACGGGGGTGGGCTGATCGGTACGGTTGGCCATCAGGGCCTGCCTTTTCGTGATGGTTGAGGTGGGCCTGGCCCCGTCCCGGAGCGCCAACTCAGCGGGACGGGGCCGTTGTGCATCACGGTCGGAGGCGCCCTCCGAGCCGTTGTGTAGTTAAGCTACACGCGTGTAGTGTTCCTACACAAGACGGCAAGGACGGATCCGCCTCCCCAGCCCGGAGAGGAACGGATATGAGCGAGCGGGCGGAGGAGGTGCAGCGCGTGCTCGATGCCATCGACGCCATCGCGGCGGGCGAGCCCCCAGCCTCGCGCGCCAAGCAGCTCACGGAGCTGCTGGGAGAAGTGCAGCTGCGTGTGAGGCGGGAGCGTCAGGCAGCGGTGCGAGAGATGCACCAGGGCGGCATGACGTACCGCCAGATCGCCGCCGAGCTGGACATCAGCTTCGGCCGCGTCCGGCAGATCCTCGCC